ATGTAAACGTAGAAGTTAAGGAGACATCTTCATGACTGATAGACAACAGTTTGTAAATAATTTCAGTGCAACTTTACAGACTTCGATTAACGACACTGAGACTACGATCAACATCGGTACTACCAATGCTGCTCTACTTGGAACTTTATCTGGTAATGATTTTTTCATCCTTACTCTTGTAGATAGTTCCGTATCACGTCCTACTATTAACCAAGTTGAGATCGTTAAGGTTACTGCGGTCAATACTGGTACGGGCGACCTTACTGTGGTTCGTGGGTACGAAGGTACAGCAGCCAAGATTTGGACTTCCGGTACAACTCTGGTGTATTGCAGCTTCACTGCTTTAACAGCAAATGATTTGCAGACACAGTACTCGTACATCTATAACTATTCCGGAACAGCCTTGTTGGTAAACTCATCGCTACGCTCACATGTGGTTGCGTGTACCAATGCTGGCGGTACAGTTACGATCACATTGCCGACTACGGCGACCGAGTCGTTACCGGCTGGCTTCCGTGTTGACTTTGTTCAGCGAGGAACATCTGGTTTGAGCTTTGCAGTGGAAGGTGGCGACACAACTGAATCGATTGGTGGTTCAACTACCAGTGGTGCTCAGTATGGTATCGTAACTGCGATCAAGCTGGTTAATTCAACCAATAACATTTGGGGCTTATTCGGCGATCTGACATGAGAGCTTTTCCTATTGTTAAAAGGTATGGGTATGACCCTTCGGGTACTACGTTCAGTTTTAATTACGAGTTGGAAAAACAAATTAATCTGGACGTAAACCCGACGTGCTTTTGGTTCTTTGACGGCGGGCATACCATGACAACCATATTCGATTATAAGCGTGTTCAGCACGGTTCATTCGAAGGTGTTGCCATGCACAACTATCCTTTTATCAATGACTCTATTGTTACGGACAAGGCTATTCGTTTACTGCGGGATGATCAGTATTGTTACTTCTGGCATAACGCAGTATTCGAGTCCAACCAATTTACTTGGTATCTGTGGGCTAAACGACTTAACGCGGATGAGTCTGCTGTTATTTTCGAAAAAGAAAATGAACTGAAAGTCGAGTTCGACGCTACAACCGATAAGATAAAGGTTACTGCGTACAACGAAATCCACGGAGCAACTACTCTAACTTCAACAGGAACATACAACGATACAGATTGGCACCAACTTGCCTTCGGAATGGACAATGGCGATGTGTGGCTAAACGTCGACGGCGGTACTACACAGACTCTTACTATCAATGGAACTTGGGCTAACGACAAAGGCAACCCGGTTATTATGGGTGCTGGTCCTATCGGGCTCGATACTGCGTACTTCGATACTGGTGTAGCGTCTGAAGCAAACTTACTCAAGTGGTACAACTTAAAAGACTTGTTTACCCCAGATGGATTTGCCCGGGCAAATAACGCTTTGGTAAGAGTGCCATGTCAGGGCAACACAGTTGATGGGATTTTGGAAGCTGATGACTCGGTGATGCAGGTAACTTTGCCCAATACTGATAAGTTTGGATATAACCCAGTCCATACTGACGGCCCATCAACACTGATCCATGATTTTACTGGATCGTCAGGGGATTATACTACAACTACACTGCATCCCGGTCTGTCAGAGGCTTGGCAAAATAATGACGGTCTGACAATGATGTGGGTTTTTAACCACTCAAATAGTGAATTCACAACTAATGATTACAAATATAGTGGGTTCAGAATAACCGGAACTACTGCCAACAACTATATGGTTATTGGTATGATTGGTATGTACGGTGCTCAGGATTTTTACATAACGGCAGAATCACACGATGGCGGCAACCCAACGCGCGTAACAACCAAAGTAGAAGGAACTCAGGCCCACGTTGCGTTTCTTGTGTATGATAATGCGCTCGATACAGTTACTCTTTGGGTTGATGGAGTAAGTATTGGGTCTATAAGTGTCAACTCCGCATTTAGTACAGATGACATCACCAAGTGGGGGCTGGCTACTGGTGTGACACAGTACGGCGGTCAGTTAAATACTGCTCGTGTAGTAAGTGAGTACCACGCTATTTTTAACTACAAACTCTCAAGTGCGAGTATGATTTCGTTCGCCAATACTCTGGCTGCAACAGAAACAACGAATAATCCAGCTCAGGCATTTATTAATAACGCCATAGCTGACGCTGACTGGGATGTGCTTGGTATTGGTCCAACTCCTAATTGGGAGACTGGAGACCTTTATGTTGGTGGTTATTACAATATGCGTAACCACAAAGCGTCGTCTGCTACCTCACCACCTGCTATCAGTTACCGTAGTCAGCCACGTAACCATTATTGGATGGATTATAAATTCCAAAACGCTGACACACATGCCGGAACGCAGGCAACTGTACACAAAAACTCCGCTGTTACAAGTAATGGTAGCTGGACCTTCGAAGCTTTGGTATATGTGAAGACCGCTACAACGGATGTCGGTATTTGTGGAAGTTATCAAAACTCTAGTCAGGAGTATGCTTTTTTACGCGTAGATACCAACGGATATTTTGAGCTTATAATTGAGCAGGGAACCTACACAATCACTTCAACGGTGCAGCCGTCTGCCGGAGAATTTTATTATGTAGCTTTTACTCGTGACCAAGCAACTGGCGAAAATATTCTCTATATTGACGGGTCATCATGGAATGTTACCGGATCAACAGGTTTTTTGAGTTGGGCAATTCATACATGCGTTGCATGTAAGACACCAGCATCTTACCCTGTGTTTACATTTAATGTAGCTTACGATGTTGTTAAAACACCGGCAGCTATTGCGGCGCGTTATGCCCTGTTACCTGCGTCAATAAGTAATAATACTTAGGAGGCTTTATGCAATTTAACTATTTACCTTTTAACGACCAGCCTCTCTCGTATCCCTTACCGGCGACTATTCAGTTGGTCGTGGAAGACGCGTTGGGGCTTTATGATTTACCTGCGGCTTCCCGTAAGTATCAGGACAGCGTGTCTGAGTCGTACACTTATGCAGATGCGGTACTCGAAGCTCTCTACCTGAAAATTGTAGAGGCAGTAGAGTTTTCTGACTCTGTATTCTCAAGTGACGCCGTTATCACGATCACACATGTGGAGGCGGTCAAATTCAGAGACTTGACCAAATCAGTGTGGGGTACGCTGATTAACGAAACTCTCCAGTTTACTGAAACCGTAGATAAAACAGTTCAGTTGTATTTGTCCCTGCGCCACATTATGAACCTGACCGGAGCAGTGGATTCTGCTGGCAGTAAACTCTACACCACCATTGCAGAGATCATCGCTCTGGATGAGCTGATCAAAGGCGTAGACGAGCTCACGATCAATGAGACCTACGAACTGACCATGACTGCCGATATGAAGGGCAGACTGCGTGGCCGGGTTGCCGAGATCATGGAGCTGGCTGAGACGACATCTACATCAATAGCTTTTATGGCTGTTACATCAGAGTTTATGAACCTCTCTGACCTGACTGCATCGAAAGCTATTCTGTACAACGCTATTTTGGAGAACGTCGAATTTCTGGTCAGTTTCGTCGATGGAGACGAGCAGTATGTTGGCTGGGTGATGAACACCAAGAACCAAGGTGTTACTAACTATACCAATTACAAGTTTACCGACTTCCATAAAGTAGGTGGTAGGAATCTTGCAGTTGGCCCGAGTGGGTTATACGAACTCGATGGAGCAGATGATGCCGGTGCAAACATCGGAATTACATTGTCTTCAGGGGTTTACGATTTGGGACAAGGCAAGCAAAGTAGGCTAGAATCAATGTATTTAGGAGCAATTACCGACCAGAAGCTGGTAATTAAGACACTTACTGGTGACGGTAAAGAACGCTGGTACGAATCAGATACTCCGAACTCTGGGCTCGATTCACTTCGTGTCAAACTTGGTAAGGGTGTCAAAAGTCGTCAATGGAAGTGGACTTTGGTAACCCAACAAAATGCGGACTTTTACATGGACTCTATAGAATTGCTCCCAGTTATTCTGCACCGGAGGATTAAATAATGGCGAGTGGAAGTATTGCCTCTTATGGGTTTGACGTATCCGGCCTGCCTTTAAGAACGGTCGAAGTAGACCACACATATCTCGGGTGGGTGGTTGTAACCTCCCCCAACTGTGCTTACCCTTGTGAGATCATCACAGGTCAGTGGAACAATTCGTACCAGATTTCTGGCACGATGTTTGACGCCACTCAGCAGTTTTTCTCCCGTATGTTGGGGGCTGCTGAACAGATTGGACAGATTGAATTTTTCTCTGATGTCCCACCTTCTGACTTTGACTTCACAATTCCAGAACCGGACGCGTGGTCAGATGACTTTCCTGTCGATGACGATCTTGATTTTACATTCCGCCATCCAGAAGAAGTTGGCGACATCAGCTTCCGTGACGTGCGGGAAATTGATGCCGGGGATGCTCCGGAATTTACCGGTGAAGCACCGTCTATCGTGCTCCCACCGAAGCCAGTTAAAACTACGATTGCAAAACCCGGTGCGGCTCCTACAGTAGATGACCCCACTTTTGGGGATGCTCCTGATCTGGCTATCCCTGTTGTTCCTACTCTGCGTGAATTGGAATTGCCGAATGTACCTTCTATTGAAGAGTTCTCATTCGATGGCGTAGCTCCAACTGACGATCTGGCCGCACCTGATGTGACTTTCAATTGGTCAGAAGATGATTACAGCTCTCAGTTATTGACCGAGATCAATAACAACTTCCTTAATACCCTGCAAAACGGGTCTACCGGCTTGCCGAAGGAAGCTGAAGATGCTCTGTACCAGCGTGCTCGTGACCGCCTGACTCAGGCCAGCCAAGCCCAGAAGCAGGAGATCATGGAGACCTTCGCAGCTCGTGGCTTCGATATGCCGAACGGCGTAATCCTCGATGCTGTCCAGAGAGTTGTGGAAGAGCGGTACAAAGCTGAGAATGAACTGAACCGCGACGTCTTTATCGATCAGGCCAAGCGTGCGTGGGAATTCACAGTACAGACCCTGACTCTGGGTGTACAGCTTGAGAACCAGTTGCTGAATTACGCAACTCAGGTTCAGAACCGCGCATTTGAAGCTGCCAAATATTCTGTTCAGGCTGCTCTGGATGTCTATGCTGCCAAGGTAGAGACTTTCAAAGCCCGCGTGTCTGTGTACCAGACTTATGCGGAAGTTTACCGTATTCAGGTTGAGGCCGAACTGACCAAACTGGAACGTTACAAGGCTCAGTTGGAAGGTCAGCGCATGATCAACGAACTGAATCGTGCTGACATCGACATCTTTACTGCCCGTCTTGAAAGTTTGCAGACTCAGGTTGAGTTGTACAAAACTGAGATTCAGGCAGAGAGTGAGAAAACTCGTGCTCAGGCTATTCAGGTTGATGCTTTCAAATCAACTGTTGACGCCTATGTTGCACAGATTCAGGGACAGAGTGAAGAATACAAAGCCTACAAAACTGAAGTCGAAGCTGAGATTGCCAAAATCCAGTCTTACGAAACAGAAGTTAATGCTTACGGTGCGAGGGTTGGTGCTTACAAGACCCTTATTGATGCCAGACGTGCTGTTCAGGACTCTGATATTGAGCAGAACAAAGCACAGGTTCTTAAACTGCAATCTGACGTTGAGAGGTTTAAAGCAGAACTGCTTGGCGAGACTTCCAGACTGGAAGCGAACTCCACTGTGTTTAATACCCGTGTAGAGACTTATAAATCTCGCTTGGCCGGACTGACCGCCTACACACAGAGTAACGTTTCTCTGTTTGAAGCTAAAGTTCGTGAAGCAGTTAGTCGTGGTGATTTGGCTCTGAAGAAAGCAGAAATTGAACTGACTAACGCCACTCGCGCAATGGAAGCAGTTATGAACGCAAACGAAGTCGGGGCCAAGGTTGCTTCTGCTATTGGTTCTGCTGCTCTTGCAACAGTAAGTACCAATGTGTCTTACTCACAGAAAGCAACTGATGACTTAACTACAGTCGAGGGATTTTAAAATGGCAGAGAATGAAAGCTCTGGTGGTGGCTCTACCAAGAAAAAACAGGAAGAACTTTCTAACAAGGATGTGGAAAACCAGACTACACAGGAGGCACAGTCTTCGAATAAGCCTAAGCCTATCCCAAGTAAGCTACAGCCCAACGCTCTGAACTACAATCCAGAGCTGACCAAGCGTGCTGATGCCCGCCTTGCGCGTCAGAGGAAAGCTGCTGGCCTGCGTCAGTCTCCTGAATCAAACAGAATGTCCAGACGAGCGGCTATTGACTATGCCAAAGATTTGTCTCGTATCAACACTATGGACAGACAGGCTCGCGCAGAACAGTCATTAAAGGCTAAACTTGACTACATGGATGCTACTGATAAATCTTTCGGTGGTGGTGGACTGCATTCTTTCGATAAGAAGGCTCTCCAGCGTTCAATTGGCGACATGATGTATTCTGGTATGGGGTCAAGGTCTGCTACCAGAGCCATGAATGAAATCTTCGGCAACTTGGGATTACGTTCAGGTCCAAGTAAGGTTGCGACTGCTAATCGTGCAGTTGATCGTTCGCTGGCGCAGCCTATCGACGAGTATCTGGCTGACCAAAACGAACCTAAGACAGCTCAAGCTCTGAGCTTATTTGAAAAAATACTGAGTATCTAATTATGGCTAAAGGTTTAAGAGAAGACGACTTCGATCTGAAGAAGAAATATGCTGATCAGCAGAAAGAACAGACACGCTTAGCGCGTGAGTTTGACGATCAGTTCATCCAACAGAACCCAGAACTGTTCCCAGAAGTTCCTACTGGTCAGCGAAATGCTGATGGTTTGCGTATGGCTCTGAATGGTGGAACTTTCGACGATAAGTTACCACGCGATACTCGCCTGCGCGAACAGCCTGCCGGTGATATTACAAACCTCGGTAAGTACGGCGGCTCAAAAGATATTTTCCAGATGGAAGACCCGGACAACCCCGGCGTGCCAATGTTCACAGATGATCCGAGCCGCGTTATGGCTCCTAATCCTTCTGATCGCTGGCCTACTCCCCCAAAACAGACGGCTGCTGGAGCTGGCGGGTTGCGCACTGACCCTGTGACCATGCAGGCTATGGCTAATCTTGGTATTGGTCCTGATTTTGTTTTGCCTAAAGGCAAGACCGAAATGGATATAATGAAGGCGGTCTCTGACGAGAAGCGCAATATTCTTAAATCAGGTCGCGATATGGAAGCACAGGTTCGCGCTCGTGAAACACATGTTGCTACCCAAGCAGAGCAGTCGATGAATAAACGCCGCCAGCATCAGCAGGACTTTGACGCTTTGATGACTGACATGTTTACTTACACCGACGAGGATACTGGCAAGCCAGTTGTAAACCAAACCGGTGTGAATCAGGCAAATGCTCGCTGGAGACCTTGGTTGGCTGAACAGGATTACAATCCACAAGCGGTCAACGCCGCTATGCACGCTGAACGTTTGATGCCAAAGTTGAACGAGATTATTGCTGGGCAGCAGGGCGGTCCTCTTGACTTCTTTTTCCGCGATAAGACTGGTGACATCAACACACCTATCGGCAAACGCAATATGCAGACTCTTGGTGAAATTGGCGAAGCTTATAAAAAATGGCTTGCTGATGGTAAGGACCCTGAGAAAGATAAATTCTACTTTGATGCTGAGAAAAAAGGCGACAAGAAAGGCGGTTACTTTGAATTCGCTGGTGACATTTTCGATCTGAGTGATGAAGATGTAGAATCCCTGATGGAAATCGGTACTTACTTTGGTAAAAAGAACGGTCTCAGATAAATGACTGACTTACGGAACAAATACCTTGACCGTGACTTAAAGCAGATTGAAGAAAACACCCAGACTTTAAGGTCGCGGTTCACTCCGGCTGAACGTCCAATAAACGAACCTTTCACGCCGGTCTCGGCGGAACAAGCTCGTGGGCAGGGTGCTGTCACAAGGGGGTTGCGTGCTGGCGTCGACGACATCTACGGCACAGCCAATGTGATTCAGGCGGCAATGGCCGACACTGATGAAGAAACATTGCGCGAACTGGATGAAGCTAAGGCTTATTTCGAACGTGCTGCTTCTCGCCGTAAAGGTAAATCAATCTCCAACATCGAGTCTGTGGGTGACTTTGGGACACTTGTCGGAGAGCAATTCGGCGCGATGATCCCATCGATCGCCACTGCCGTTGCTGGCGGTGGCGTTTTCGGTATTGCTGCCAAGAAATTGACAACCACACTGGCTAAAAAAGCAGTCATGGGCGCAGGTGCGGCGATAGGTTCTGGTCTCGGTCAAGGTGGTGAGCATTACCGTAACATGGCTTTGGAAGGGCCAGAACGTAATGCTATTGAACAGCAAATGGGCCGCACTGTAGAAGGTGAGGTAGCCCAGAAGACCGGTGGTGGAACTCCCGGTTTCGCAGAACAGTTCATCGGTGCTACCGGTGGAGCTCTGGGTGCTGGTGCGCTTGAGCTTGTGCCGTTGATACGTGCGTTCCGCAAGTCCGGCCTGCCGGGTGAAGCGAGTAAGCTTGTGCGTGCATTAAAGCGTGGCGGTGAGACTGCACTGGCAGAGACCGGCACAGAATTGTTGCAGACAGGTCTTCAGCGGTCTGTGCAGAAATACATGAACGTTGAGAAGGATGTATTCAGTGAAGAAGGGATTGAAGAATTTCTTACAGCGGCTGCTGTTGCTCCTGTTATTGGCGGTCCTATTGGTTTTGTTGGGAGCTATGTCTCAGATACCGTCGCTGATGCTGGCCCCAAGGTAAAAGCCTTATCCTCAGAGCACGTTCAGGAACTGCGTAATGCTATCAATGAATACAGGCAGGCCAATGGCGGCGTACCTCTGAATGATTCGTTCAGGGACTCTCTCGACGTTGACGAACTGTTCCAGAACACTCAACTTAAAGATGGTCTCTCTGAAATCCTCGGTACTGATGCCGAAGCAATTGCTCAGGAGAACGAACTGGCTCTGGAAGAAGGCGACACAGTGTTGGAGCCGGTTGCCAAGCTGTACAACAGTATTGTGAAATCGACAGCGCACTATACTGACAACGCCCTGTTCCCAAAAGAAACTCTCGATTCTCTGAGTCTCAACGATACAGCAGCTATCAAGAAGAACTCTCTTGAAGGCTCCAAGCTTGGAGAGAATCAGGAATTTGCTCCGATGTTGGACATGGTGGACGAGGATGCTCGCATCATCTCACCAAACAACCCACAGGCGTATAAAGATGTGGTTGCCCAGTCTGTGTACGAGCGTATGCGCCGGGCGACTCCACAAGGTCGTGTAGAGCGCCACACTACAGCTATTGAAGAAACCAATGCTGAGAAGGCCAAGTTCTTCAAGCAGGAAGCTGATACCTTCACAGAATTATCCCAGTCTGGCCTTAACGACATTCAGATGTTCGACATGTCTGTAAACGGCAAGATCGCTGCTGCCCAGAGAACTATTGACCGTCACGCCAAGGCTGTTGAGGACGGTGCTGTTGATCTGGCTAATGCCCTTGAGGGTATGAAGCTCGAAGCTGAAAAGGTTAAGAAGTTCGAGACCAAACGTCTGAACTTAAAGCCTGAGCAGAAAGCTGCTTATGTCAAAGCGGTCGTTACCGGTGCCATGAACAACATGACAGAGGCCGGCCCAAATACTCCCTACTCTGTGAAATCACAGCTTGGGTTTATTAAAGAACAGCAGTCTCGCCTGAATAACGCCCAGAAAGAAGCACAAACAGCTCCCCCAATGCCTACTTTTGAAGAGCTTGGCGGTACTGATGGCTTGTTGTCTACTTTGCAGGTTAAACGCTCAAAAGTTCGTGAGCCTGCCGGTCAGAAAGGTGTTGTGGAGATGGACCCAGATCAGGTTTTGGCTCGTCCTACTGATCCTAAGTTTGGCATTATTACCGGAGAGCCAATGGAAGGTGGCGTACCTGCCCATAACTATGCAGGTGTACCCCAGAATATCAACGCTCAACCTCTGACTATGGCTGTACTGCGTCGCATGTCTGCTGAGACTGACATGAGCAGCATGACTGACATCCAGAAACTCGGTGAAGCGTTTCAGGAAGGTATTGCCATGCTGGCAGATCAGCACAAGATTGTGGCTGACAAAATCCCAGATACTGCGGTCATCTTCCAGAGTAGAAATGCAAAGATTACTTTCGGTCACTACTTGAAAGAACAGGCCAAAGGCTTCCAGAGCAAACTCGGTCAGCAGTCGTTACTCGCTGATGAGTTCGTTGGCGTTCTGGATAACCAGATGGTTGACCCTGATACCGGTGAAATAACCAGTTTGACTGACGAGAACACCGGCCTTCAGGCTGTGGCTATTGATAAAGCTCCACCAAAATCTGTAGAGACACGTCAGGTAGAGCGCAAAACTTCTGCTGCTGACAGAACTCAAGCTCGTTTTAACCGTGAGGCGGCTCTTAAACGTCTGGGTCAGTTGTTCAGGCAGGAAGATGCTGGCTTTCCACTGTCGCAGAAAGAAAAACAGGAGATCAGAGACCTTAAAACTCGTATCGAACATTCCAAGGTTGAGTCTCCAGACACGTTCAACGCCAAGAAAGTTAAGTTTGTCGATAAGCAGAAAGAAGCAGACCTTAAAAAGTTCACCAACCCTGATGCTGTGAACAAAAAGGTTGTGCGCTTTATCGATGAAATTACCAAAGCACTGGGGATTAAAGATGTCGATGTTGTCACAACTACTGAATACTATGACGAATTTATTGCTTCTCGCGCAGATAAAGATACTTATCTGGAAATGTTTCGTGAAGGCAGAGCTGGCGGAGCTACGTTCGTCTCAGGCGGGCGGCGTAAGATATGGGTTAACCCCAACGGCTCACCAGCCAAACAACTTGTGGTGGCCGCTCATGAAGTTGGGCATATCGTATTTCAGAACCAGTTTGAAAATGCTTCAATCGACACTCAGCGTGCTCTGCTTAAAGATTGGCAGGACTCTGTAGAGGCCAAGATCGGCAAAGAACAGTTCGCTGAACTGACTCGTGAGGGTGCAGGGTTTAAAACTCCGTCAGAAGTACCCAGAGCGATCTACAAACACTCGTTTGAAGAGTGGGTAGCAAATCAGGTCTCACAGTGGATCACTACAGACAAAAAACCGAAGTCGGTAGTTGAAAAGTTCTTCCGCAAAGTAGCCGATACGATTGAGAGAATCTGGAACTATTTGCAGGATCGCGACGGCCTTACTCCTGCAAAAAGCATCGACGAGTGGGTGTCATCTCTGTGGTATTCCCAAAACGCAGATATTTATCACGACACACTTGTGAAGGACGAAGCGTACATAAAAGAAAATAAACCCACAGATGCCGGGGCCAAGAAAATCTTCAAGGAGATCGAAGAAAATAACCACCTGCCGGTCGACTGGTGGGTATTGATCACGTCCAAATTAAATATGAACAACTTTAAAGCCAACATCGAGGGCTTTATGGAAGTTTACGAGCATGTGCTCAATAAGAACGAACGTGATGTGGTTATGAAGTTCACTGACAGCTTCTTTGTTCGCAACCAAGTGTACAAAGCTGTTGATGATCCTGCGCTGATCGCACAGGTTGATAATGACCCACGCATGATGGCCGCAGTTGCTTTCGTGCTGCACAAGCAGGGAGCAATCAGTCTGGGCCAGAACGCACACGGTATCTTTACCAAAGTGATGAATACTGTGGCGAAGGTGTTTGGCATCATTACAAATGCCAACCGCGCAGCCAGTGTCTACGATTTCATGCTCAACGCGCCGCTGGCCGACAAGCATGACAAGTATTTCAACCCAAGAATTCGGATAATGCTGCCGAAACAACTTGAGAACACAATGATTCAGCGTGTTACCAAGAATGTTCGGCCAGTAATCGAGTATGGCTTCAGTAAGATTAATAATCTGATAATGGGATCGTACGCTCAGTTCAGTAAAAATGCTTATTCTCAGAAGGTTTTGCGGACTTTGCACAACGATATTACCCGCAAGAACCAAGATACTACTTACACAGAGGGTAGGGACTTCCATTACTCGAAATTCAGTCGCAAATTACACGATGTGTTCGAGGCGTTGGACTATGACGAGGACCTGATGCTCGAACTTCACGAGGCTCTGGCAGCAAACGAGCTGAGTAAGGCGTCCCCAGAGGTCAGAAAGGCCGGTAAGATGCTGAACGAGGTCTTGGCGGATATGCACATCTATGCAAAACGCAGTGGGCTCGATATTGGACACATCAAAGACTACTACCCACTGGTTTTCGACCAAGATTTAGTTGCTATGGACCGGATGAACGTCCAAGCGATCCTCGATAAGTATCTGCCGGACGCAGTTTTGGAAAATGCTTACAACCAGTACCTTAAAAACCGCGTACCAAACGATTTTGGGCCTCCGGTGACCAAAGAAGCTTTCAGACCTTCGTTTCTTGCCTCAATTGTGGACAACATCGTCGGAAATGACGGGCTTGCGGACATTTATTTCCACGAATTGAAGCAAAATCCGCTGATGAACGCCATTGAGACCCGTTCTTTGAAGTGGTTGACCGATATTCCAGAGGCCAGAAAGGAAATTGCACAGTACCAGCGCGATAATGTCGCCCATACGATGGCAATTTACATGAAACAACTGGTCAGACGCGCAGAATACGCCCGTGTTTACGGAGAAAAGGGTGAAAAACTGAGCAAAATGCTCGATGAAGCCCGCGAAAACGGCGTTTCAGAGAGGGAAATCACCCAAATAGAGGACATTTTGGAGGGTGCGCTGGGTGTAAGAGGTGCCAATTTCGCCCTGCACCACCCAAAAATGAACAAGTTCATTCAGGTTATGTCCGTTTTCCAAGCAATGAGGACTCTGGGAACAGCTATTTTCTCAAATCTGTCTGATATTGTAGGTCTTACCATCCGTGGCGACATGGTTTCAGCCATGCAGTCCTTTAAAGACGGCATTAAGGACACCATCAAGGGCGGTCATTCCCGTGAACTGGCCGAAGATTTAGGGGCTGTGAACCGCGCATTCGTCAGTGAGCTGCTGGCATCAGGCTTTGAGGGTACAAACCTCACAGGGAAGGCACAGAGGGTCTCAGACTGGTTCTTTACTATCAACGGACTGGAAGGCTGGACAAGGCTTACACGCACGATGGGAGCGGCTCTGGCAGAGCGTATGTTCTACAGGTGGAGCCAGAACCCAGAGAAGCATAAAGCTGACTTTGAAGAGATGAATATCAGCCCAGATGATCTACAATTTACTGAGGATGGAGACCTTATCAGAGCCAGCAGCATGACTCAGGACAGATGGGCTCGCGAATTGGCTACCAACACTAAGATGTCGGCCAAAAGACGCGAATATCTCGAGTCTGAGCTCGCCAAGGCACAAAAGATTGATATGGCTCTGAACAGGTTTATTAACACCGCCATGTTGCGTCCTGATGCTATTTCACGTCCTAACTGGGCGAATAGTCCTCAGTTCCACCTGTTCTTCCAGCTCAAGGGCTTTATGTACAAATTCTGGGATGTGTACCACCGTCGTGCTTTCCACGAGATGATGCACAACAACAACCTGAGACCTCTGGGTAACATGTTGTGGTTTGTACCGATGTACATGATGGGAGAGTTCCTGAGAGATGTGGTTCAGCATGGTGGTGAGGATGATCCTCGTAAGCGTGACTGGGACTTCATTGATACCTTGGGTTATGCCTCGGAAAACTCTGGAGTGTTCGGTATGGGCGAATACGGGCTTAATCTGGCAGATGATTTTACGTACAACAAGATACCGGGAGAGAGTTCTGCCGGCCCGTCTGTACAATGGTTTTTAGATGGCATCCGTGCAACTACGGGACACCGTAGCATGGATAATTTTGTAATGAAGTCCTTACCGGGACAAAGTGTTTACCGTTATTGGGGAGAAGATTGATGAAAGCAAGATCACTTGAAGAACAGGCAGCAGAAGCACAGGCTATGTTGCGTAAGCAGCGTGCTGCTAAAAAGAAGATGAAGGCCAACAGTAACCAAGGTCTGAGGGCTGATCCAAGGGCTTCTACCGGCTCTGAAGCGGCTGACAAAGCTCGTGGTTACAGGTCACGTTTGAAGAAGCTTTTTGGTGGATCATAAGCTATAATTATCGTGATTTAGGCGAGGTTATGTTATGGGTGTTCTTGAAACTATTTTTGGGTCAGGAAAGGTCATTGAGAAGGGGCTTGATCTGATCGACGATGCTTGGACTTCAGACGAAGAACAGGCACAAATGGACAACGAAACGAGGAAACAGAAAGCTCAGACAAAGATCGATCTGATGAAGGCTTATGCTCCCTTCAGGATCGCTCAGCGGTATCTGGCTTTCATGTTCGCAGGAAACTTTCTTATGTCGTTCTGGGTAGCAGTCATTCTGTGGTCTTGGGACAGGGATATGGAAGGCTTCTTGGACATCATGGCTGCGTTCAATCTCGGATGGATTATGACAGCAATTGTCTTGTTCTATTTTGGTGGGGGTTTGACTGATTCGGTAGGCTCAGCCATTAAGAAGAATAAGGTAAAATAATGTTATACGGCCTCTATACAAGTTCCCAATTACCGATGGGACATGTGATAAGACATGCCTCTTGGTCTTTTTATTCCCATTGCGCTATTACTGACGGTAATTATGTGTGGGAAGCTCGAGCTCCTATGGGGGTTCACCGTATGCCGCACGATGAATGGATGGAAAAATACGGACATGACCTTCGTGAAATTAATGGCAATTACCCGAAACTTCCTATCTTCGTCAAAGACGAGGCTAAAGTTATACAGTGGATGGACGATCAGCGCGGTGCTCGCTACGATTTTGGGGAGCTTGTGGGTCATATCATCCACGTTAATCTTGGTCGTGGGGATCGCTTCACATGTAGCTCATTCTTTATTGAAGCGTTAGTTCAGGATAGCCCGTACATGGAGCACGACGAGTATTACCGCATGGCTCCCCGTAACGTGCGTCAGGCACAAGTTTCTTTTAATAACGGGGTAAATTTCGCCCTGAGAAATCCCGTACAGGCAGTACAAAGATGATGGACAATGAAACATATCATAACGAAACGAATAAAATTGATTTTGATCGGCGTCGCCCTCACTGGTTTGATAAGTGGATTAATCCTACGACTGTGTTTGCACTTATCGGGGGGATAATCTGGGGAGTACAGCTCAACATGGCTGTGCTTAATCACTCGGAAGACATTTCAAAATTAGATAAAAGGGCAATCGCTCTTGAGACAATGGCGGCTAACCTAGACCGCTCCGCAACCAAGACCTCTGCGGTAATGAATCAAATTCTGGTTCAATTAGAAGATATAAAAACAACCTTACGCAGGAATGAGGAATCTAATCAAATCTACAAGACAGATGTGTTAATCAACAAAGAGCGTCTGCGTAAAATTATTCAAGACCATGAAAGCTTGATGAATCATAAAAACGAAAGGGATCACAAATGAAATGGCTGAAAGAACACTGGCAGATGACTGCATGGGTATTGGCCTCTTTGGTAGCCTGTACAGCCTCGTTGGTAGCCGTGGGCAGTGAGTGGAATAAATATACCGATGTGAAAGAAGCAGTAAAGGAACAGAAGGGGTTTAACGAAGAGTTTAGACAGACGCAACAAGCCATCCAACTAGAGCAAGCAGTCATCCGTACTAATACGGACAACATTAAGGAACTGCTTGATGATATTAAAAAAGAACTAAAGGACAGGTAAATGACTCCTGATGAATTTGAGAACATGCTGATAAAGCATGAAGGGTTTAATATTGTTGGTGGGAAGCACAGGTTATACGAGGATACAGTTGGGAAACTGACTTTGGGGTATGGGCATAATGTTGAAGATAACGGTATCTCAGATGCAGCAGCTATGTTTATTCTTAGAGAAGATATTGCACAGCACGCTAAAGAACTGGCGGATCATTTCCCTATTGTGCGTGATCTTGATTCCGCCCGTTATTATGTTCTGGTCAACATGTGTTTTAATCTTGGAATTGTCCGACTCGCTAAATTCAAGAAAATGTGGGCGTACATCACCGACCATAATTGGCACTCCGCCTCCCTCGAAATGCTTGATAGCAAATGGGCGAACCAAGTTGGTAACAGGGCTATCGAACTCTCGGAGTTGATGAAACACGGTGACTAGATATGCCGGAATGCAAGGATTGTGGGGAGGACAAGCCGGAGAAGGAATTCTATGCCAGAGATACTAGCTGCAAGGTCTGTAGGACTGAGATTACTAATGAGAAGCGCAGGGAGCGAAAGCAACAATGGCGTGAGTACATTAACGCGGCGAAAGGCAATAAGTGCGTACTCTGTGGGTATGATAGACACGAAGAATGTCTCGAACTGCATCACTTACACCCGCACAGGAAAACTCTGTCGTTCTCCAAGTTTGTAAATGACAAGGCGTTTACGGATGAGAATAAAGTTATTCTCAATGAGGAACTGCGTGAATCAATAAGAATCTGCCGGAACTGCCATGCAGAGATTCACGCAAAGGATAGAGAGGTTTAGTTACTTACTGGTTCGCCAATCAGCTCAACGTCGGCTTTTGTTTCGATCCAGATGTGTGCACCACAGGATAAGGGCTGTTCGGGACGGTAAACCACTTCTGATGGACCCAGTATCCTGACTTCGTTTGCGTAACGGTTTCCTTTATAAGTTTTGACTGTGATACAGGGGTCTGTTCTGCCATTTTTCCTGTTCGCCTTAATTACGTGTTGATTCACATGGATTCTTTTTAACATTATAGTTCCTCCCTTTGAAACAAGAAGTGAAGGGCATTGCGCTCCTCCTTTTTCAGAATAAAAAAATCCCCCAGCCCAATTGGGTTTTCACACCAAAGGACGTTAAACTATAAATTAAAAGAAACGGCTGGGGGATATAAAACTACTTACGAACTTCAGCTAAAGCCCGTTGAATTGATGCCATCCATTCTACCTGAAATACGGCATCGTCTAAAGCATTATGATGAGTACCTTTGCGTTCTGGTTTCTGGTCATTGCCAGTCACCCATACGGCAGTATCGATAAGGGTACGAGTATCGCGTACATTCCAGAAAGCCCAAGGAATGTTTTGACCTACGCCCCGGTAGGCGTTCTCAAGCATACTGACATCGAATGTAGCTCCGTGACCCCAAATCTTGGAGTCACTGTCACCTACTTCTTTGAACCAGTCTGTGAAGTCGCGTAAAACTGTCGACAGCGCAGGAGCCTGAGCACAGTGGTTAAAAACATCTTGAGCTTTGTCAGACTGTTTAAGCCACCAGCGAACAGTGTCGAAATCTATGTTTCGTTGTTGCAACCCAATAGCTTTGTAAAAAGTCTGTGACCTGTCCATAGTACATGCCCCGATAGACAGAATATGACTGTTAGGAGTAACTCCCAAAGTCTCAAGATCGACCATAATATCTTCTGCATAAATCATTTTTTGTCAGCCCTATCCTGTGCCTGTTGGTCACTGTAAATATGGCCTTCATACCTCTTTCCAAGTTTTTGGATATTATACTGGATCGTTTCATCCCGCGTAATGCCAATTAATTGGCGGATATGCTCCATATAAAACTCCAGATCACCCAGTTCTTCAACCACATTCTCGCGGTCAAGGTCTTTGGAGTAGATCGCCCACTTCTTGATGGCATCAGCCAGCTCTCCAGCTTCACCGCAGACACTTAAAGCCATGTGAATGGCGTCAGCGGTCTGTGGGGTCAGGCCATTTATAATGTCCTGTCCGGGTTTGGCAAGCCCGGCAACCATTTCCTTAAAGAAAGCAGGGGCAACTCGCGAGAGTTCAGCCTCGTAGCTGGCGCGTTCTTCATGCTGGTCCATTGGTTCGTATTGCTCTGTGTCTGGCCCCATAGTGTTTCCT